AAACTTTACATTTTAGACTACACAATAAACGAAAATAACGAAGAGGAGGAGTATGATAGGTATATTGATATGTGGATAGATGAAAGTAAGATAAATGGATTCTATGTGCCTACAAATCAAACCGAAATTAAATGTCTAAATTTGTTTTTTAATTCTATGACGATTAGTGTGGTGCAGAATGAGGAGTTGGTAGATTTTCTAAACAAAAAATTTAAGGTATTATGAAAGTATTTATCACTAAGCACAAAAACCCAGAAGAATCACATAAAGAGATACGAGTAATTGCTGATAGTTGGATAGATGCTGAAATAGCCTTAATTGAAGTTGGGGAACACGATTTATCGATTGAGGGTGAATTGATAGGGGAAATTCCTTTCCATTATGATATTGATAGGGTGATAGGTTTGAACTAAATAATAAAATTACCCTATTTTTTTATTATATAAATATGATACATTTAATTCCATCGGTTTCTAACCAAACAATACAGATTTTACCGAGAGAATACACGACTTCTATTGTTCTTTTATTAAGAGATGATAGTACAAATAGTGAAACGTATTTAGAACTGCCTACAAGCGTTATAAATGGTAATTACTTAGATATTACATCCGTTTTTACTTTATCTGAAGGTAGATTTTATGATTTAGTAGTTTATAAGGTAGAATTGGGTTATGTATTGGCTAATTTAACGGAATTAGACGTTATCTATAAGGATAAAATATTTTGTACTGCTCAGAACTTGGATCAAAACACTAATACGTTTTACACTCCTAACGAATCGGAATATATTGAGCAATCTGCAAATAATGATTTTATAATTTATGACTAAAAAGAAAGAAACATCGATAGGTTTTGTAAGTTTATCAACTTATACTGCACCAGAGATCGTAGAGAACAAAAACGAGGACTTTGTATCTTTTGGACAGAAGAATGATTACTTTCAATATTTGATTGATAGGTACAATGGAAGTCCTACCAATAACGCTATCATAAACGGAATTTCTCAAATGATTTTCGGTAGAGGATTAGATGCTACCGATTCAAGTAGAAAACCGAATGAGTATGCACAAATGAAATCGTTATTGAAAGACGATTGTTTAAGAAAATTAACACACGAAGTTAAATTAACTGGGCAAGGTGCTTTACAGATTCAATTTGATAAAGTAGGCAAAAAAGTTCTTTATGTAGAGCATATTCCTATCGAAACTTTGAGAGCCAAGAAATGCGAAAAAGATGACGATGAGGTAAAAGCATACTACTACCATCACGATTGGTCGGAATACAAAAGAAACGATGTCTTAAAAGAGATTCCTGCTTTTGGATCTTTAGAAAATGGTAGACACGCAAAGTTAGAGATACTATACATCAAACCTTACAAGGCTGGAATGTTCTATTATGCTACTCCAGATTATCAAGGTGGGTTACAATACGCAGAGTTAGAAGAGGAGATTTCCAACTTTCACTTAAACAATATCTTAAACGGAATGTCACCTAATATGTTAATCAATTTTAACAATGGTGTACCAGATAAAGAAGCACAAAGGGAAATAGAACAAAAAATCAAGAACAAGTATTCTGGAAGTTCTAACGCTGGTAATTTCATTTTAGCATTTAACGACAACAAAGATAGTCAAGCAACGATTGAACCAGTACAACTATCGGATGCTCACGAGCAATATCAGTTCTTATCAGACGAATCAATGCGTAAGATAATGGTAGCACATAGAGTTGTTTCACCAATGCTTTTAGGAATTAAGGATAATACAGGATTAGGAAACAACGCAGATGAATTAAAACAAGCGAGTATCTTAATGGATAACATCGTTATAAAGCCTTTCCAAGACTTAATTATTGAAAACCTTAATAGAGTATTAGCAATCAACGGAATTGCCTTAAATCTATACTTTAAGACTATACAACCATTAGAATTTACGGACTTAGACAACGTACAAGACGAAGAAACAAGAGAAGTAGAAACTGGGGTAAAGATGTCTAAGATTTTTATGTATTTAGAGGAACTTGGTGAAGATGAGGACTTGGAAAATTGGGAATTGATTGACGAAAGAAAAGTAGACTACGATAAAGAGGATGAATTAGATGCTGAAATTGAAGAACTAAACAGACCTAAGTTATCTGCTTTGAAGAAGGCTTGGAATTTTGTATCAACTGGTCGTGCAATACCAAACGCAAAGAGTGATCAAGATGGAGAAGATAAAGAAGGATTACAATACAAGGTAAGATATCAGTATGCACCATTAAGGACAAGTGCTAATTCAAGGGAGTTCTGTCAAAAAATGGTATCTGCTAAAAAGATTTACAGAAAAGAGGATATACAAAGAATGTCTGATATGGCAGTAAACGCTGGATGGGGGTTAAATGGTGCTGATACATACGATATTTGGTTTTACAAAGGTGGAGGAGATTGCCATCATTTTTGGATGCGAAAGACGTATAGAGCAAAAGATCCAAACGTAAAACCAGACGTAGGAAACCCAAACGCAGAGGTAAGTGTAAACAAGGCAAGAAAAGCAGGTTTTGTGCCTGAAACAAACGATAAGAAGGTAGCAATGCGACCAACTGATATGCCAAATAGAGGATTTGTAAATAAGTAAGATATGGCAACTGCATTATTCATAAGTAGAACGGATTTAGTAAAGAATACTATTTTAGATGGGAACGTAGATACGGATAAGTTTATTCCATACATTAAGATTGCTCAAGAGGTACATATACAAAATTACTTAGGAACTGAATTATACAATAGAATAAGTTCTGATATTATTGCTGGTACTTTGACTGGGGACTATTTAACTTTAGTCAATACTTATGTGCAACCTATGTTAATTCATTGGGCAATGGTTTCTTATTTACCTTTCGCTGCATATCAAATTAGAAACGGAGGAGTATTTAAACACACTTCGGAAAATAGCGAATCGGTAAACAAAGAAGAAGTAGATTTTTTAGTACAAAAAGAAAGGGATTTAGCCGAATATTACACCAGGAGGTTTGTGGATTATATGTGTAATTATAGTCAGTTGTTCCCAGAATACAATGACAATTCTAACGAAGATGTATATCCAGAGAAAGACGTAAATAATTCAAATTGGGTTTTATGAGTAAAAGAAAAGCAATCTATAAGCCAAAGAAAAAGAACATAATAAAGTTAGAAAAATATTTAAAAGAAAAACAAGATGTCAAAAAATAGTATAGGTTGGGGTGATATCTACTCAAGTTCTCATTGGGGAATCGGAGTGAGTACCAACACCATTTCTTGGGGGATAAAACAAAGAGAAGAAGCTAATTCAGGATCTTTTGAGGCGAGAGTATTAGCAGATGGTGGAACAATAGAAGCACTAACTTGTACATTTTAAAACAAAATAGATATGGCAATAGAATCAATAGCATTAATACCGAGTGGGGTAAAGGCAACAAAAGTTTATAGTCAGTTACCTGTTGATGGCGGTGGTGATTTCACTTTCGATAGAGGTACATCGACTGACCAAACGAGAGTTAATAGTAACGGACTAATCGAAGATGTAGCAGTAGATGTACCAAGATTAGATTATTCTGATGGTTCTTGTCCTTCTTTACTCTTAGAACCTGCTACTACTAATTTAATTCCTTATTCAGAGGATTTTAATCAACACAGTATTTTGGGTGGTTCAATAACATCCGACAATATTATATCTCCTGATGGTGGTCTTAATTCTGACACTTTTGTTGAAGATACATCTAATTCACAGCACAGAATAAGGGAAGATATATCGGTTTCGGCAGGAACTTATACAATGTCAGTTTTTGTAAAAGGTACTGATAGATTTATTAGTTTATACCCTCAAAGTGCAGGAAGTGCTTATGCTGTTTTTGATATTGAAAATGCAACTATAACTAAAACAGGTGGCTCTGATTATGTAGATAGTAAAATAGAGGATTACGGAAACGGATGGTATAGGTGCATATTAACTTATGATGTTATTGCAGGTACAAGTTTTTTGCATATCTATTTAAGTGATAAAGGGACAGGTGCAGCAGCAGAAGCACCAACATACACAGGCGATGGCTCTGAAATGAATTTTTATGGATTACAATTAGAAAAACAATCATACGCTACTTCTTATGTACCAAGTTTAGGAACAAGCGGAGTTAGAGCAGCTGAAACTGCATCTAAAACAGGTTTATCAAGTTATATCAATTCAACAGAGGGAGTGCTTTATGCAGAGATTAGTGCTTTGGCTAATGATTCTGTTGAAAAAAGAATGGGATTGCAAGATGCAGGAACTTACGATGCTGTTAGAATTACATATACACCAACATCCAATTCAATTACAGGTGTTGTATATAACAATGGAGCAAGTCAATGTAATTTGGTTTATATTGTTCCTAATAGAGCAGAGTTTCATAAAATTGCTTTAAAATATAAAGAAAATGATTTTTCTATGTATGTAGATGGGGTATTAGTTGCAAGTCATAATAGCGGAACAACTTTTTCTGTTGGGGCTTTAGATGAGTTCGCTTTTGATGTTAACGGAGGCTCAAGATGGTACGGAAAATGCAAAAACCTAAGAGTTTACAAAGAAGCATTAAGCGACTTAGAATTAGCTACATTAACAGGATTCGGTTCATTTAGCGAAATGGCGAGTTACTTATCATATTCATAAAATAAAAAGAAATGGCAGAAATTATAAAATTAGGCAGTAACGGAAATTGGGGTGTTAAACCTAATGGAGTATTGGCTTATAACGATGAAAATAACGTATTCAAAGCAATAGAATTACAATCGAGTAGAGCAAGTGGTGCTACTTATGTTGGTGAGGATGGACTAATCAAAGATGCAGAGGTAGGAGTACCAAGAATAGATTGGACTAATGGAGTAGGTGAATTGTTGTTAGAACCGAGTAGGACTAATAGTATAACGCAGTCGGAATATGTAGATTCTTGGTCTGTAAAGACAAACATTAGTGTGGTATCAAATGACGGAGTAAGCCCAGAGGGTGTGAATAATGCTTCTAACATTTACCCTACTACAACTGGAGTGTGTTTTTTCTATGAGGGAAGCATTACCTACACAAGTGGCACAACATATACTTATAGCGTATTTGCTAAAGCAAACGGAAAAGACTATTTGCAGATAACCACGAGTGGCGCATCTTTTTCAAACCAATACTGCACCTTTGATTTATCAAACGGAACTAAAGACAACAACGGATTTGAAGATGCGGGCATTAAAGATTACGGAAACGGATGGTATCGATGTTATGTAGTAGAAACATCTATCTCTACCGCTTCATCTCGTTTCGTTATCGGTTTAGTGGGTAATGCATCAGCAGGACGTTTAGCTTCTGTAACAGCAGACGGAACAAATGGTGTTTTAGTTTATGGAGTAGTAAGTGAAGCGGGAAGCTACCCAACATCCTACATAAGAACAGATGGAAGTTCAGTAACAAGAATAGCAGATGCAGTAACAGGTAATAGTTCATTAGGTCAAGTTATTAATTCAAGTGAGGGTACATTATATTTTAATTTTAGAACATTAACACAAATACCATCTGCAAGTAATTATGTTTCATTATCAAACGGAACAACGTCGGATTCTGTTTTTTTTCAGTTTAGAAATGATGGTAATTTAAGAATTTATCATAAGGCGTTAGGTGGGTCAGACATTGCATTTATAGTCGCTGGAAACGATTATAGTTCGCAATATTACAAAGCGGCTTACACTTGGAATAATTCAACTAACACTTCAAATTTATTTGTAAACGGAGTTAAACAAACTTTAAACGGAGGTTTTGTTTACACCGATATTTCTGCTTTAGATAAGTTATCTTTAGATCTTGGAACAAGTGGTTCTGATTTTCGTGGTAGAGCAAGAGAAATAAAAGTATATGATACGGCTTTAACTGATGCTGAATTAACAACTTTAACAACGATTTAAGATGAAAAGACAATTTAAGAAATACGAGTTTAACACCAAGACAACCGCTCAAAAATACATCAAAGAACTTTGGGTAGAAGATGAGGATGGAAACAAGTCAAGAAAGACTTACTCAGTAGATTCAGTTGATGAGAACGGAGATGCTATTCAAGTAGAAAAGCCTTATATCGCTCACGTTGTAGTATTAGGTTTCTTACCAATCGAACAAGCAGAATATGACGAAGAAGGTAATGTAACTAAAGAAGCAGTATTATCTGACAAGTATTCAGTAGATGTTTTGTGGGAAAGTGATATTGAATCACGTTGGAATACTTATGAAATAGAACCAGAAATATCATCTCATAAATTCGCGTAATGACAATCAAAGATTTATTCGGACATCACAAGTTATTAGGTCGTGATAAATTAGAACACTTTTATACTGCATCGTTAGGCTTTGCTTTGTTTAGTGTTGTTTTTAATCCTATCGTAGCATCTATCGCAGTAGCATCTATTGCATTGGCAAAAGAGTTGATTTACGACAAATGGTTAGGTAAAGGCAATGCAGATTTTCTTGATGGCTTTATGAGTTGTTTTCCTATCATTCTTTATTGGGCAATACAGTTATGACGAACAAAGAGCAACTTACCGAAATCAGAGAAGAACAAAAGAGAATGGCTACCGAGCAATTAAAGATTGCATCTGACCTTTCTGTCTTTATGAGCAAACAAGATAAGTTCAATCAAAGAATAGAAATGATACTCTTAAACGATACTGAAACAGGAAATCACGGATTAGTAACAAAAGTCCACAAACTTAACACGAAGATTTCAGAACTTGAAACAGACAAAAAAGTAGCATATGGTAGGGCAACATTATTAATCGCTTTGGGTGCAGTTGCGTGGAAAGTTGTAACGTTTATAATTAGCAACCTAAAATGACAAAATACTTTAAAGAAATTGACGATGGCAATATGAATCAAGAGTTTTTATTGAAACTTGATCGTGCCAGAGAAGTTGCACAAATACCATTTAAAATCAATTCAGCATATCGAACACCAGAACATAATGCTAAGATAGGTGGTAAACCTAATTCAAGCCATTTAAAGGGACTTGCAGTAGATATTAGTGTTACAGATAGCAGAAAACGTTTTATTGTCTTAAAAGCCTTAATAGATACAGGATTTAACAGAATCGGTGTTGCAAAGACATTTATTCACGTTGATGATGATAAAAGCAAAGATCCAGAAGTAGTATGGGTGTACTAAACAAAAATCCAAAACTAAGAAAGAACGGAGGCAAGGGAACTTTCTTCGGCAACCTGTGGAGAAGTGTTGTAAAGAACGCTATTCCATTAGGTGATACAATCGTAGAGGCTATCGATGGGGGAAATGTAAGTGAAGTTTTTGAAGCAATAGGCAAAGACAAAGAATTGACACCAGAACAAAAAGAAATACTACTTGCCAATCTAAAACAAGATGTAACGGAGATGGAAGAAATCACAAAACGTTGGTCTTTTGATATGCAGTCTGATTCCTGGTTAAGTAAAAACATAAGACCTTTAAGCCTTGCTTTTTTAACAATATGTCTATCACTATACATAATCTTAGATAGTTCCTTAGAAGGCTTTAAAATAGGCAAAGAATGGATAGATTTACTTTCTTCTTTACTGATGCTGGTCTATGGTGGTTACTTTGGTGCGAGAGCATTGGAGAAGATTACTAAAATGCGACAATAATGAGTTTACCAT